GGTATATAAATTTTGTGTGTTAACAACAACCACGTCACCTACGTACTCATTGGTAGAATTACTACTCTAATTGTACGTTCAAGTCTGGTGCAGTTAGGATCTGCCAATTTTCAGTTACACAGTCGAGATCAAATCCTGTGAACTGTATTAGTGTGCGGGACCACCTTAATTAGAACTGTTTGAAGGTTCTACGGACGAGGTGTGTCTGGACGGGGCACTACAACCGGGGTCTGAGGGTTTATCGCATCGAGAGCCTGTTTCAACAAGCTGAAACCGTTCGTCACTTTTTCTAGACTTGGAGTCATCTGGCCTACCATCTTTGAGAAGTGGTTGACTGCTGTTACCTGTTTTCTTGACAGGTTTGACTTTTCTAGGGTTGGGAGTGCGAGTTGGTTTACTAGCTGGAGCGCTAGTGATACGTGTTTGTTCGCTGCTTCTAGCAACGTGCTCTGATCCTCCAGAGTTGTTGTGTTTTCGGGCGTTTTTGGACTTCTTACCGGTTCGAGCTCCATTTGCATTAGAGTGTTGACCAGTTTGTTGAGTCTTTTCCTTTGGTTTCGTTCCTCTCTTAGGAGCCTTGCTTTTTCTCTTTCCACTGGGGACAGAGTTTTCGGCGTTGACGTCCGTTTTCGAGACGAGGACCTCTTCCTCGGGTTTGAATTTTTGTTTCGGGGTTTGCGCTTTTCCTTCTCGCTTTGGTTTGAGTTTTGTCGGACCGTTTCGGTTTCGCTTAGTGCTGCCGTTTTTGTTCGGGCCTCGTCGACTCTTTTTGGTTGACTGACTTGACTCATTGTTTAAAGTAGAGTTGGATTCAGAAAGTTGTTCTGAAGCGGGAAGGTTTGTTTCTGACGCGATGTCGTCAGAGCAATCGAAAGCAGGGTTAATTCCGCCTTCTTTAGTTTTTATTTGAGCTGATTTTTCGATTTTTATAGGCTTTTCAGATTTGGCCGCAACAGATGTATAGAACTGATCACCATCTGGACTAACTACGAGACATTGCTCTTTGGTTACTGTATCTTTTATACTCCCTGGCAATTTTAGTTGGGGCATATTCATGATATCTCCGTCATAGTTGTTCAATTCATCTCTGTAACTTGACCACACCATCATGTCAGTATTGCGTTGAGCGGTAATTAACTGTTCAAGGCCATTTTCAGGTGTATACCCTTCGTCTTGAGGATACCTAGGCACGTCATGGTTATATTTTAACTCATACTCAAGATATTCTTGTTTTCGTACCTTACCTATTTTGTTATACTGATCTTTATGATGTTTTTCTATCGCACGCTTAGCTGCATGGCACCACTCACTTAAGACTGGTGTTTCGGCGTCGTTATGGAGAATTGATTCCAACTTGATATATAACCAAGCTAATGGGTTGTCTCTTACAGTCGTTAAGATATGTACCTTACTTATTGCACGGTCTATGTCGGTGTATGAATTCACAGAATTCCAAGGATCTGGATAGTGTCGTGAAAGAAAATCAATCGACGTACTATATCCTTCTTCTGCGTATTTGTGTGCCCTATGGACAAACTTTACCTTTAAACCTATAAGTGCATAAGCTTGAATCTTTTCATCCTCGGTGCAGTAACTTCCATCTGATACTCCGTCATCCCCCTGTACGAGTCCTATCATATCAAAACATCGTTCTGGTGTCCTATCTGACCAGTATCTTTGACTGAGATAAGCACCAAATGCGTTGATACAGGAACCTGCCCAGGTTGTTGCGGCACTACCGGAAAGTACATTCCCACTGGAACGAGCCTTACTCCCATGTTTACAGAAAACGGTTGCTTCATGTTCCATTTTGAAACATCTGCGCGCATTTTCTTTATATTCAGGAGCTAGCCATTGCAAGACAATTGCTTCTATTAAATCTTGTTTCATCTCTAAACTTACAGACGCGTCCAACCTAGAAATGTCGGTACAATCTAGAACGTCGGTTTTGCCTGAAAAGTCTTTTACTTTATTTGCTACTACCTTACCATTATTTCCCGAAGTCCAAAAATTTTTAATTTTACAAACGTCCCTCGTAAATCCATACATTATAGTCCCTAGAGGAGCATTCCAATTTTTATCAGGAGCAGATATGATTCTGGGATCCTTTCCTAATTCTCGGGTTGCTTCGCTCTTGTTAAATCCTTTGGTTTTGAATAAGTCGTGTACTTGGGTTATGCACCTGTCTAAAAACTTGTTACGTTTCTTCTGTAAGGGCGCACGTTGCACGTTGACCAGTTCTTCAAGAGAAATGGGTTGTCCAGTTCCAACCTGGCCATCTAGCATTAATTTACTAAACAGTGCCATTTCATCATAAAGCCATCGACGCCGATTAGCATCGAATTCTTTATTTCCAGGACGCATCCACGCAATCCTTTCATCTCTCTCTTTAACTACGTCAGTCAATCTAGCTCGTATCGACTGTTCTTCATTACCTTTGGTATCGGCGGGGTAAACTGATGGGATAGACAGGGCTGCATTGGCAACTGACGCACCTTGCAGCTTTATAGGATAATCCTCATGTTTTCCAAATGTGTAATTGTACGGTCTTCGCTTGGGCTGACTTAGTCCTGCTCCCTTGCTATGCACAATCGGTGGTTGAGTCGTTGAGGCATCTATATTATTTAGATACGCCATCATGGTGACTAAACTGCTAGGGTCTAGTTCACGGCTTACTGTGCTCCTAGATTGAAGATATGATTTAATGTCATGGGGGTACATTGGAAGGTGTTTTCCAGTCGGGTTTGCCGCCTGGCGTTCCAAATACCAAGAAACTAAACCGTCATGATCTGATTTTAAAATCTTGATTTTATTAGTTTTATTGTATTCTGCAATACTTACCATGTGTACATTTTCATTCTTTTTAGAATGTGCTTTATTCTTGGCGATTTCAACGTGACAAGTCAATGAATGCCTGTCACTAGATTTACAACCCGCATCTTTGCATTGTTTAAGTCCCTTAATTTTATTATGGTCCTTTGTTGCCTTACTCGTCCTCTGGTGGTATAGTACACAGTCTTTCCTGTGCATGATTCTGCCGATCATACATGTCTTTGTACAGGCTAGACGCTCTGCACGCTCTAATTCGAGTTTAAGATCATAATATATGTTGTTACAGAAACTTTCTTCGTATACAAAACGAGGTACTTTCTCGATAACGGGAGGTTTCATAGTCCGCCTCCGAATTTTATTAGCTTCTAATTTTCTAGTTTTCGGTAAACCGATCAAGCGTCGGAATCGTCTATAATACGAGTCAGGTTTATACTGACCCATGATTCCAAACTCCTTGAATCGTGATGATGGTGAATAGACTCCATAAGGAATAACGAACACTATACGATGAGTTTCTGACCACTCAAGTGTTTCTACAAATACTGCGATCTGAGAATGCTTGTGGTGACCGCGGTGCCATTTCATATTAGCCTGCCTCCAGTAGAAAGGCAAGAAAGACCACATCGGCTTACGCTCTCTGTTGATCAATTGAATGTTACGGCTCCAATCCCACAATTTTGACCTATATGGCCCGCCCTGATTGACATTAGACGTCATTATAACATCTCCGTCTGAGCCCCTCTCGCATGTGGCGAGGCTCTCCCCATAATACAGACCTGTGGGGTCTGTTGGCACTTGTTCGTAAAATATTAGTGCATTACATCGTGATAAGTCATTTAGTTTATTTTGACTAAAATAGTAACTTGAATCACAACTAAAGTTGACTGTGTTTTGGTTCATTGGGTCCCAATGTTCCTTATAAGCTCCGTCCGCGATTGAATAATGCTCACGCTCTGAAGGCAGGGCGGGGCTAGAACGAGAACTAGGAGATATTTCCCTAGGTTCATAGCCCAGTTTCAAGCAGCACTGACGTACTGCCCATGTGAAACCGTTTCTATCCTCTGCGCATTTCGGATGCGGGTGATCTTTTCTGACGCGCTCAGCATGCTGAGAATACATCTCTTTAGCTTCTGAGGCTTCGATCATTTTTCTGAGTTCATCACGTTTCTGGATTAATTCTTTATGGAACGTTTGGGCGAAACCTTTACGTTGGTGATTAAGGGGTCGGACTTTTGCATGTGCTTTATCTCGCTTATGATTCTGTAGTAATACTTTGTTCGCCTTAGCTACGTTATTTTTACAGTATCCTTTATTATCCGGTCTATATTTATTGTTGATATCATAGTATTTAACCATGATTGAGGTTTTCAAATTTTTGTTTTTCGCTTTCAATAGGAAAAGTTTTAATGCTCTTACAGTGAGCTATTCTAT